ACCATTGCACTTTCGTGCGAATTTACTGTTCAAAAGGGTTGGTGTTTAGAACAGGGGGGGAAACAGTAGTTTTACTTATTTATCGCTTCCCGATTCTCCACTAACTTCATGAGAGCCTTTACTTGGTTTCTCAACTCTATTATTTCGGTTGTCATGTCCGGACCCTTTTCGTAAGTCCGATCTTCCAACCAAGCCTGTACTGTTGGTTTTGACAACAGGCTTGCCGTGGCGTTTCCTATTTTCCCGGTTGCAGCGAGCATCGCTGACAGGAAACTGTCCAGATCTGCTTGGACGTTCCTTGGAATCACGATGTCTTTTGGGAATAGTGCCAGGGTTTCGTTCACTTCGCAACTCACGCGAACGTGAAGAGTTTCCAGGTGCTCTTTCAAGAGTATTTTCTCTGACATTTTCAATAAAACGATGGTCCACGCTGCCATTACTTAGTTGACCCTCGGAATCCACATGATCTCGATATGCGGTTTCTTCTTCACTGCGGTCAACACTGGCAAACCAAACTGACTCCATCGTGGTAAAGGACGCGCTCAGTTGCCGGACATTTTCTTCCGGGATACCAACGCGCGCTGCGATAACCCTTTCCATCAATGGAATATCCTCATCAGCTTGTGGCCACGCCCCACCACTCGTTAACCAGTAGGGCTTTTCTTTACCATTAGATTTTCTTTTCAATCGAGCTTCGGAACTTTCAGCTAAATTATTATACAACCTTTGCACCATCCGACAATAATCCCCGGTGACTGGTGTTATCTTATCCGTCACCAAGTACCCTTCAACCCTATCAAGGGCGGCACTAGCCAGGGGCACATTAGGATCTCTCATCGTGATATGCAACTTACGCCAAGTCCTCAAAGGATCTTGAAACGTTGTGGTTGTTCGGTACGGATCCGGAAAAACTCGAGCTAGGAAAACAATACCCTGCTCCTCTTTAAAGTTTTCAATCTTCAGATCCAAACCAAGCTCCTTAGCAACTCGATCAAATTGTTTCTGGTATTGGCGATCAAATAATGAATCATCACCAAACGCGAGTCCAATTAACGCAAACGCTTGTTCTTTCTTTAATTCCGGGTAAGTCAATCTGATGGCAACATACATCATGAACGCAGTATTAACCGTGTTCAAATCGCAGGTGGTCGGTGAGCCACTCTTAACTCCCACTCCTGCATCATACTTAAACCCGAAACTCTTGGCCCTTGCCGGACAAGATATTAACATGTCTGTGAAACCTTGCAAGACCTTACGGTCATCATGAGTGAAATACCTTAAATAAACGGCATTCATAACATGTCTTTGCAGCCACAATGAAATTGTACCATCATAGTTCGCAAAGTCACCCTCAATAGGAGCGACAATCGACTGTACATATTCCACCACTTTTGCGGCTATTTCATTTGGAGTTAAACCTGGACAAAACCAGTGTTTATTATGCTCAGCATGTAATACTTCATCACGGAAAGCCAATGTATAGGCAGAAAAACCCAACAAAAATCGCATATCAGGAAAAGATGATATAATTCTTCCATGCTTATTCGTCGGTTCATTCTTAACAAACGCCTCAATTAATTTTCGTACAGGCATATCCACAGTTTCCCACACTTGTTTAATTGCCAAAGCTTGGCTTGGCTTATCAAGCATTTCTGCTGTTCTTTCAAGGGTGTATGGAATTCCTTGACCTGGGATTGGAACGACCAATCTAACAAATTCCTCAGCCATCGTTTGAAATCGGCGTGGAGGGATTTTCTCATTCTTAACGAACGTAACCCTCGAATCTATTGAATTGGACAAAACTTCCCATCGCTTGATCATAGGAACGAGATTTTCATCATTCACTATTGGGCTTGTGTATGCTCTCGCACTGGTGACGACCTCATCAGCTTCAATTGCCATTGGCCAATGGACTTTTGGAATCATAGAGCGACTTATGCGTGAGGTATCGCACATTTCGCTTGGCCCCCCTCGATAATATTGGGGAAAATAGGCTAGGACTAAGGGATCTTTATGACCGAGATGAATTAATCTCGAGGAAACAGATTGAGCAGTTCCCAGTCCCATCAAAACATCGTACTGATCTTTCGGCAATGTCACATGGTAATCTTCGCCCTCACGACCAAGGTCAACAAGAAGCAAACCATCTTTATGGTACACTATCTTATTCCACCCTGGACGTTTGGGGTCAGAAAACCGAACACGCGTCATTTTCCGAATGTTGACGTCCATCTTGATCCAGTTGCAATGCCAATGAGTATATTCAGGCAACAACCAAACCAACGCTCTATTTGGGCACTTTTTCCATGGACGAGCATGATGAATCTTGTAATAGATTTTCCGTTCAAAACCCAACCAACTAACCAACCAAGTTGCGAAATTCTTTCGTGCTGGTATTTCAATATATTCCCCAGCAGCGCACCAATCCCAGACCTCATGGGTCCAATTTCCACCACCTCCAACTTCATAAGTCACCTTATTATTCAGGATCCTATAAAAGGAATCCCCATCAACCCCGGCGACATTAATCGGATTAAAGGTATGGAAAATTGCTGGATTTCCATATCCCAGGATACTAAGATCCCGAAGATAATAATCTACATCAATGCCCACGACGATGGAGTTTTCCGGAGGTTTATCTCCAGACAGCCCACGATATAAATCGCCGGGAGCATAATGCTGGTGCGTAGCACTTTCACAAGTTGATTGTTTAGCTGGCGAGATTTCATGAATTGAACAGCCCGTTGAACTTATAGCATTCCGGATAGTTTCACGCGCAACATCCCTCGTCGCGCCACTTATGGCATGTCCATTGTCAGAATCTCTAGAAGGTTCCCATGACGAAATCGAATTGGTCGGGAACCAAGAGACATCATACGCTTGTCTCGTTTGATTGATAAGGATTCGCTGTGCGAACCTTAAGAATCGGTTACTCTCAGCTGCGGCATACGGGCCAATTCCCGCATAGGCCACAATGTTGTGGCGCTGACGCCATCCGTAGACTAAGCCAGCTATGGTACCAGCACTAAGCACGACCGACAATCCGACCGATTTTAGCGTTGGCACACCAACGACAGATGTTACTACAACTACATCACTGATTTCAAAATTGGTTTGCATTTT